TGTCTTATCTTAAAACCACAGATTCCCTTTTTGTCTATTTCCTAGAGTTCCTTGCAAGAACTTCTCTAGGTCTTGCTTCAAAAGTCTATCCCTGTGATCATTCAATTGTGTCTCACTGTCGACCGCCATTTGTTCAACCCAATAGGCTACGGCAATAGACAAAGCGTCTAGTCGGTCATCATTTCTTAATGAGCCCCTATCCCTAGTCAACCTAGTCATCTGGTAGAACAATTGATAATTAGGATCTTTAGTATCAAAATCCTGACGTATTAACTGTGGACTAACAACCAACCTATGTTGGTTCATCACAGGTTCTAAGGTATCAATAATCCTTAGTTCCTTTTGTTTGGTATGATTAACTTCTTCAATAGTCACAGGATAATATCTTTGGACTATTGGTTTTAACAATTGTGTAAACATACCGTCACCAAAGTTACTTTCCACAATAATCATATTAACTTTAGCGTCTCTTGCCATAGTAGCGATCTTAGTTAGATTGCTTTCTGTGTACCCACCACTTAACCCCGTGCAGTTCTGCACGAATAGATTGCCACCCAATTGTTTAACTATGGCAATCGCCAATTCGTCTTGACCACGACCAGCAGGGTCTACAGACATAACTGAACCTTTGTAGTCTCCAAAGTCTTCTGACTTAAACATAGGTTTGTAGTATTTGTCTCCAGTAAATCCTACTGACGGTAAATCTTCACATACATATTCTGGACTACCTGCCCAAGCTAATTTCACTGGGGCAATAGTATTGTTAATGTCCATAACTATTAAGTCGCTTAATTTAAGCGGGTATCTTTCTTTGTCAGACAATGTAGTGTCCAACATAAACTGTAAAGCAAAACCACTACGTCCGTAGCTGGCTTCTCTTTCTTTTAATTCTAAATCATTAAATCTGTCGGGATCTATTGGATCAAATTCTTTAAAATTATTATTTATAATGTAAGGTGCTAACTTTTTATCATACCGAGATAACTTATTATTCTCAGGCATACGAGCCGTCCATATTCTAGTTTGGTAGCCTCTTGATGGTAGATCATTATACACAGACATATCTGACTGTGGAGTACCTAAAAATATAATTTTACCATTAGGAGATAACACAGCTTCAAACTCTTTTACATTGTCTGTAAGCTTGTCTCTCATACTTTGAGTTAAACTGTTGTTTAAACTTTCGCAGTCATCAGAGATAATGAAATCGGCACGGCTTCCTGTAAGCTGACCTGTGATCCCTACGGATTTAACTGACGGAGAGTGTGCCGCTTTAGCTAGAGCCACATCAAAGGAAACGTTACTACCCCTTTGGTCGGATCTAGGTGTTAAATGCTTTAGGATATCCATTTCCATAATTAATCTTTTGGTAAATGTACTAAAGTCGTCTGCCCTAGTCTTACTTGCAGACACTACTAAAAATTTTAAATCTGGGTTTCGTAATAAATTCCAACAAACAAATGCACTACAAATCCAAGATTTACCTATACCCCTAAACGCTTGAATAACTGCTCGTCTTGGTGCATTCTGTAAATATTCAGCTATATCAAACTGAACGGGTGTTGGACTTGGCAGATTTAGGTGTTTCCAAGCGATATACAAGAAATTCCTAAAATCTTGGGTTATTTCTTTCATTTTATACCCTTTAAAGACTTAAATAGGGGTCTTTTTTTAACGTTTATTGGGTTACGTCTCCTTTACCTTGCATTATGTCAGAAAGCTTAAATGGGAGCTCCTCTGCTAGTTTTCCTATCGAATTAGTCTCGGTAGGGACACAATCTATGTTATTATCCTTTAAAAACTGTCTAGCAACGTTAAGATCAGAAGCTTTTACCTCTGGATCTCTTATTCTTTCTAGTAATTTATCAGTTAATTGATTGTGTAATTCTGATAATTTTTTTTCTATGTTATTATTATTATTGTTACTCATTTTCTCCAATATTCAGTTATTTGTTTCCATTCACACTCAGCGTCTTCACAAGTGTAATCATATTCTTGGAATGTCCCTGCATTAATGAGTTCCGTTTCCAAATTTAATATCTCTTTGTGAGTCTTTAAGCTTTTCAACATCTTTTTTAACTGCATTAATAATTTTTTTATTTTCAGATTGTTTTTTTACGTTTTTGTTTTTAGCTTTATCGTTAAGATGTTTTTCTAGTTTAACTTTTAAATCTTGTAATACTTTATCTTCTTTCATAAATATTAATCCTCACATTGACACCCATAATTCTTATCACATTTAGGACATACGTTTACTTGTTCAGTTAATATTAATGTTTCTTCTAAATCTTTACATTCTTTGTTAAATAAATTTGAAATCCAATTGTAAAACTTTTTAAACATAATTAATCTCCTTTATTATTTTTTGTTCATATTTATTACGTCCGTAGCCTTAAGTCCGTAAATTGCCGCTACGACACTGACCCACAAGCCAACTATCCACCAAGGCATCTCTTGTAATTTTTGAAAATACAAGTCAATCTTCTCTTGCATTTTCTCATCTTCTGCAAACACAGACCAAGCAAGCAAAAACAGAGGACTTGAAATTGTTAAAAGTACAAATTCGTCCTTCCAGTCGTTTTTCTGGTTTTCAAATATTTTACCAGTAAATGCAATCTCGCCTTTTTTCATTTTTTCCGCGTGAAGTAACTCAGCTTCTGAAATAGCAATTTTAGTTTTTTGTTTGTTTTTGTAAATTTCTGAACCTGTTTTTAATAATGTAGGTAATAAATTAAGCCACACGGTATTTACCTCTATTTAATTTTTTTGAAGTAACTCTTAAATTAGACATTGAGTTATCTCTTGGGTTTTTATTTTTATGATCTATGTCTTTTCCATCACCTTTAGAAACAGCACCTAAAGCCATTAATCTACGTCTAGCTCTGTTTCTAGAAGCTCTATCTAATTTTGATTTAGTAGAACTTTGATATTTTCTATATTCTTCTCTATAGTTTCGATTAGCCATAATTATTTTTTAGGAAAACCAGCTTTCATTTTTGCGTATGCTTTAGCTGAAATTGTAGTTTTGCTTTTAGGTCTTGAAGTCCCAGCACGCTTTCTAGCATTAATGTTTGCATATAAACCACGTCTTGTCATTGTTTCTCCTTTAGGTATTGTTCACTTGTTTGCATTCAAAATTTATGCTTAATTTTTTAGAATCTACTTCTTCAACTCCTAAACTCATTATTTTTGTGTATGCAGTTATATAACCATCAGAAACACAATCGTAATAAGTTGGGTACTCTTGTGGAGACACACCTCTTTCTAAAATTACTGGGCTACCACTAATTGTTGTATAGAGATACAACGTTAACATAAATTTCATTTTTTCTTTTGTCTCCTTTTGTGTTTATTCATAGAAGACCATTTAATTTTAGTTTTGTTTTTTGATATTGATGTTTTTTTAAATCGACTTCTTGTTTCGTGATCTGATTTGTTTAGATCAAATTTTCTTTTAGCCATTCCACTTGAAAAACCCTACAAGTCCAGCTAATAATGTTCCTAAAAATATAAGTACGCTAATTGCACCTTTACCTTTAGAAACATCTTGTCTTAATGATTTAACTTCAATTTTAATTTCTTTAATAGCTTCGTGAAGTAATTTCATTCTTTCGGCACAAATTTTCTCGTGAGAGGAAAGTCTCACTCCAGCAGATACTTCTGCGTATTGACGGACTGAAACTTTTCTCTTTTTAGCCATCGCAGATTAGTCTTCTTTTTTATCGTCTCTATGAGAAGTTATGTCTTCAAATGCATCTTTAACAAATTTTAAAACTTTCTTATTCCAATTAAGAACAGAAGCTTTCCAAGATTTGTATGACCACATATCTTCTAATGATTTAAAATAATTGTCCCACATAGTGAACTCTCCTTATTATTTGTTGATTGTTATTATTAATTTATCTTGCCGTAGCTGGAACTCCGTTAGTTCCTACTAATGGATTTTCTGCAAATGCCATAAAAATAAATGGACTTCCTGAAGCATTTTTTTGAGCAGATGATGTTCTTAATTTAAAACCATTAGATAAAAAATCTACTTCTAAAGGAGACCAAGCAGATTCAGCATCAGCATATTCAGTTTGAAGTGATAATGAAGTTGGGTTGTAAGGATTTCTTACTCCATCTGTAATACTCCATATATAACTACCATCAGTTCTTTTTGTAAGAACGTAAGCTGGTTTAAATCCTGTATAAACAAATGTTCCATCAGCATTTCCATTACCAATATAGCTACCAAATTTTGAGTAACCTTTTTTTTCTGCAAAGCAGTAAGCTACATAAGTTGCTCCTGAAGTATTACCATTGTCAGCATCTCCTAATGTAATTACACTAGAACTAGGAGAAGTATTATTTAAAAATGTTGGAGATAAAGTTGAAGCTCCTGAGCTTTGAAGATTTATAAAATAACCATTTCCTAATGATTTATGATAAACAGACCAAGCAGACGTACCATTTAATTTTTTAAATATAACCATTGACGGAGCAACTCCTAATCCGTGTCCTATTGTTGCACCAGCAGTTGAATTACCAGTATAAGTAACAATACTAAATCCTGATGTTGTGTTAGCACTTACAGTAGATGTAATAGAGCCATCTGTGTTTGATGAACCAGCACCATTTGCTTTCCAGTTCCAAGCAACGTGATTTACACCATTGTCATTAATTTTAACAAAAGTACCAATAGAAAATCCATCAGAATTAAAAGAAGTTACACTATTAGCATCTGTATTTTCTTGGTCTGTAGTATTTGAAGCAATATATTTTGTTGAACCTCTAACAGAATCGTGAATAGAATGATTCCATAATGTTGCATTATTTCTATGTTTAATCCAAACTAAATCAGGTTGATGACCAACACCAGTAATAGATTGTGTTGAACCATTACCTGTATAAAGTTTAGTATTAAAATATTCGCTAGGTTTATTTATCTGTGCCATTATGCATACTCCTGTTCGTTAATGTTCTTCGTACATAAAGCATAGTAACCGCTTGGTACTGTGTA